CGCTACGCCCTGAAATACGGCCTCGCTATGCCGTCACATCTCAACCGACCCACCGGTTATTTTTTGGCTGAGGATGTGGCTATCGCCGCCGAGCGTTTACGTACTGCCGGTAAGCCGGTCGCCGTCTCACTGTTACTCGACACTATGGCGCTGACTGAAAGCGCCGATATGCCGGATAAAGTGCGCGCCAAGCTGCACAAAATCACCGGGCTGGTACTGCGTGATGAGGGGGCGGCGATCCAAGCGCTAGAACATCTTAAACGCGCCATGCAGCTCGACCGCTTGGCCGGTGTGAAAAAGGATATTGAGCGCTTGGAGCGCGTCATCAAGGCCGCCAGTGAGCCCGCGACCGAAACAGCACCTACGCCAAAACCGAAAGAACGCGCAAAACCCAAAACAGCCAAGCGTGCGAAAACACCGGCGAAATCAGCCACTCGCACGCGCAAACCGACGAGCGCCACCGCTCGCCGCTAACAGAACGCGCCCCGCGCCGGGCGGCACGCAGAGAAAACAGACTTGCTCTGATTGGCTTCTGCGTCCACCGCCCACCCATTACAAGGATTTGTCATGACGACAATCATAATCCCTGCGTCGGATGAGAATACCGACGCCTCAGGGGTGGTCATTCCTGCGCCTGAACCGCGCGAACCGGTGATTAAAAACACCTATTTTTGGCCGGATATCGACCCGGTACGCATTCGTGAGCTCATGCGCCTTGAGTATGTGGTTACGCCTGAGCGGCTGCGTGAAGCGATCCGCATGGGGATTGCTGAAACCAACGCCGAACTACACCACTTTCGGGAGCGCAATATCGCCGCCGGATATGAACGCTTAATCGATGTACCCGCCGAGAAAATCGACGGTGAAAGCGAAAAATGCTTTCACTACCTGCGCGCCGTATCGGCCTTTGCCAGTGCTAGCGTCTACGAGCGTTATCGCGGCTATGACGCCAGCGCCAAAGGTGACCGGAAAGCCGACACCGTCGAGAGCACGGCGGACACGCTGTGGCGCGATGCACGCTGGGCGGTGAGTCGCTTAGAAGGTCGGCCTAAATCCATCATTGGACAAATCTAATGCGCGTTATCGCCTCACAGGGCGACACCCTCGACGCCCTGTGTTATCGCCATTATGGGCGCACCGAGGGCGTAGTCGAGGCGGTGCTCGCGGTCAATCCGGGGCTTGCCGAGCTGGGTGCGGTGTTACCGCATGGCACCGCGGTCGAGTTGCCGGTCGCTGAGTCCTCGACCGCATCGGAGACTCTCAACCTATGGGATTAATTCATGAACGAAACCGATAAAAGCATGGTGACGCTATTCCTCATCGGCATGTTGATTGTGGTCGGCAAAGTGCTCGCCGGTGGTGAACCCATCACACCCCGGTTGTTTATAGGGCGCATGTTACTCGGCGGCTTTGTCTCCATGGTGGCGGGTGTGGCGCTGGTGCAATTCCCTGATTTATCCGGTACTGCCATAAACGGCATTGGTACGGCGCTAGGGATTGCCGGTTATCAGGTGGTGGAAATCTTTATCCAGCGCCGGATTAAAAAAGCAAACAAAAACGACAAAGGGGACAAATAATGGCCGTGATTAAAGTTCATCCAAACGTTGCCGCATTTCTCGATATGCTGGCGTTTTCTGAGGGAACGGCGACGCATCCACTCACCCGTAATCAGGGCTATGACGTGGTGGTCACCGGCATCGATGGCAAGCCGGAGATTTTCACCGACTACAGCGATCACCCGTTTGCGCACGGTCGCCCCGCGAAAACCTTCAACCGGCGCGGGGAACGCTCGACCGCCTCGGGGCGGTATCAGCAGCTTTATCGCTACTGGCCGCACTACAAAACGTGGCTCTCACTGCCTGACTTTAGTCCGTCGTCACAAGACCGCCTCGCGGTGCAATTACTGACCGAGCAGCGAAGCCTTGCGGATATCGAGCGCGGCGATATTGAGCAAGCGATCGACAAGTGCCGCAATATTTGGGCATCCCTGCCGGGTGCCGGTTACGGCCAGCGAGAGCACCGTCTCGACAAATTGGTCGAGGTCTATCGTGCGGCTGGGGGCGAGATTGCTCAATGAAAACGCTGATTATCTTACTGATAGTGGCCGTCGCTGGTCTGTGGTGGTTAACGAGTGAGAATCGCGAGCTGGGGCAAGCCCTCAGCGACGCCGCGCAAACCATCACCACGCAAAAAAATGACCTTGCCACCTTAAACAATCAACTCAACGTGGTGCGCGATAACGCTAACCGCAGCGAACGCGCTCAGGTGGTATTGCGCCAGCGGCTCGGTGACGCTCAGCAGCTCGCCACCGACAAAGACCAGAAAATAACGAGGTTACTCAATGAAAATAAAGCGCTGCGTGATTGGTATCAGTTTGCTTTGCCTGATGACATTGCAAGGCTGCACACCCGCCCCGCCTTTGATACCCCCGACGCTTATCTACGTTGGTTGTCCGAAGGTGGTGAGTTGCCCGATACCGGGAATCCTGCCGAAAACCAACGGCGATCTGAGTGAGGACAACCGCCAATTAGAGCGCGCACTGGTGAACTGTGCGCTACAAGTGGAAACCGTGAAACAGTGTCAGGAGTCACACGATGTTAAAGCCTAAAAGCCTACGCGAAGCGCTTGAGAAAGCCGCGCCGGTGCTGCGTAAAAATCCCGATATGCTGCGCCTGTTTGTGGATAACGGGACGATTGCGAGCACGCTGGCCGCGTCGTTGTCGCATGAAAATATCTATACGCTCAATGTGATTGTGACCGATTATTCTGGCGATCTGGATTTGCTCATTGTGCCGATTAACGCATGGTTACGCGAAAACCAGCCGGATATCATGACCACCGACGAGGGCAAGCGGAATGGCTTCACCTACTTTGCTGACCTGAATAATCACGACAGCATCGATATAAGTTTTAGCCTGCGCCTTTCTGAGCGCGTTATCGTCAAACAGGTGGATAAGGCGCTGCATGTGAAGCACCTTAACGAGCCCCCAATCCCGCAGCCAGTCGAGCGCCCCATGGCGCTCTATATCAATGGCGAGCTAGTGGGTCAGTGGGATGAGTGAGCTAAAACAGTTTGAGGACAGGCTTGCGGGGCTGATTGGCAACCTGACACCAGTGCAGCGGCGCAAAATTGCGGTGGAAGTAGCGAAGCGCTTGCGCGCCAGTCAGCAACAGCACATTAAGCAGCAGAAAGCGCCCGACGGAACCCCCTACGCCAGCCGAAAACCACAACTGGCCAGCGGCAAACGAGGCCGCGTAAAGCGCCAGATGTTCGCCAAACTGCGCACCAATCGTTTTATGAAAGCCCAAGGCTCAAGCGATGCCGCCGTGGTGGAGTTTGTCGGACGTGTTCAGCGTATGGCACGGATACATCAAGAGGGCTTAAGCGATAAGCCGAACCGGTTTAGTCGTGAGGTGAAGTATGATGCGCGGCCTCTGTTGGGGTTTAGTGCATCGGATAAGGATATCGTGGAGGAGGTCGTGACCGCATTTCTTAGCGAGTGATTAGTTTTAGTCACCAGTATCCAAAAGTATGCTCGAAGTAAAGTTAACACTAGCAGTCCGCTTTGAGCGAGGAGCAGACATTGGCCTTAGATCATACCTGAACCGTTCTCTGGGAATTCTTTATAAGCGAATAGTTGGGTTAAGCTGGATGCTTACATTCAAAAGAAGCAATCACGTGAGCGTGATGCAGCAGTTGTATCGATGAAACCTGAAAAAAATCATGTTTCATCTGAATTATTATAGCCACGCTATAATAACATAAACTAAATTACCTAGACAAACTCACCGAAGCGAATTTGTCTAGTCTTTAATATGAATTTAAAACTTCTTTAAGCCATTTCGGGGAACAACTCTTCAACTTTATTCTCTACTGCATCTGCAATTGATTTTTCTTTGTCTTTTGCATTCAAAATAGAGAGCGTACTACGATATTCAGGAGCAAGTGCATACTCCGTAAATGACGCATCAAAACCAAGTGATTTAACCTTGCACTCAATATCTGATAGATTAATTTTAAAGAATTCCTTGCGATTATTCACCATATTTATCCTGTGCGCGGAAAATTCATTATGCAGGCTAGTTTCAAGTGCTGGAGCATCCTCTGAGTAAATTAACGCGTGGATATCAAATTTAAACGGCACTGATGCAGAACCTAGTTCATTAACACGATCTTCAGGTTCAAGTCGTCTAGTTAAACCAATTTTATAGACATTCTCTCCAAACGCTCCAATATTAGAAATCACATAGACATGGCCGCTTCGAGTTAACTGAGCTTGAGATTTTGCGCGCTCAGACAAAGCTCTTGCCTCTTCAACCTGAAGTTCGAGAGCAGCAATTTTGGCTTCAATACGGGATTTTTCTTCAGCATTTGCCTTTTCAAGCTCTTTTCTTGCTCTTTCCATTGCCTTCTCGAAGTCTTTCTCTGCTTTTTGTTCATCGCGAATAGCTTTCTCGTATTCACGCTGTGCTTTCTCTTCCTCTCGTTGCAATTCACGTTCTTCTCTAAGGATATCTTTCTCATCCTGAATTTTAAGTTCTTTTTCGTGGCAAAGCAGTAATTCTTCCAGCCGCAAATTCAGATAATCATAAGTGATACTTATATTCATTGATTGTCCAAATTTATTGAGTGCATCAAAAGCGTTTTCAATACGTTTTTTAAGTTGCTCAATATTGCCTGCCTTAATTTTGCCTATCGCGGCATCACACTCGCTATTGAATGCTCTGACGAGCAATTTCACATAACGTTTGATCATTTTCTTACCTTCCGACTTACTACCATTCACTTCCCAACTAGTATTAAAGTCACAAGCAGCATCTTGTCGAATTAGACTTTTCTGCCTTTCTTTATTGTAACTAATGGCTTCTTGGAAAGCTTTGGAATCATGATAGTCGAAACGCGGTTTATATATACCATAATCAATCATATCAACAGAATCACTAACTTCTGCTAATTTTGCAGAGAGATCCAACAAGAGCTGGCGTTTTTCATTATACGATTTTTTTAAGTCGGTTAGCTCTTGCTCCTGAGACTCAATGAGCTCTCTCGCTATTTTTTCACGCCTCTGTATATCTGCATCTTTATCTTTAACCTCTTTATCTATCGCTTGGCGTTTTTCATTCACTTCACTATCTATCTCAGTACGCTTGTCTTTCACTTCTTTATCAATAGCATTGCGGCTGGACTTTACTTCATCATCCATAGCCTTTTTCATTTTTCGTGCTTCTTCTTCAAGATCAACAATCTTACTGTAACGTAAAAGATCGATTGCATGCTTTTTCTTCAATAAAATATGCATCGCAATCATAACCACGAATAAAACAGCAAGAACACCTACCGCTATTGCTAGTCCTAGGACCATTTAAAAAATCCTCTTCCCTTATAAAAGTAAGGAAATAGTACCAAATGTTGCCATGATTATGTTCATGTATTCTATCCTGTAAACACGAAGTACAACGAGCAGGCAACTTTCGCTTCTGGCACTAAACAGTCTATCCCTGTTGTCTGATCCCCCACCCTACGCCCTCACATTGTCACCGAATCTCCTCGGCGGCATCCTTTCCCCCATGAGCACACAATCCCAACTATCCGAAATCTCGCGCCTACTGCGCAACCTTATCCGCACCGGTGTCGTGTCCGAAGTCGATACCGATGGAGCCCTGTGCCGCGTCCAAACCGGTGAAATACAAACCGGTTGGATTAACTGGCTGGCGCGTCGCGCTGGCCGTTCGCGTGACTGGTGGGCTCCGTCGGTGGGGGAGCAGGTGTTATTGCTGGCCGTTGGCGGCGAGCTCGATACCGCCTTTGTCCTGACCGGTATTTACTGCGATGACTTTCCCGCCCCGTCAGCGTCTGCCGATGGTTGGCGCGTCGCGTTTCCAGACGGCGCGGTCATCGAGTACGAGCCCGATACCGGCGCACTTAGTGTGAGCGGTATTAAAAGCGCGGATGTGACCGCCTCGGCGTCGGTGGTGGTGACTTGCCCGTCCGTCACCGTGACCGCCAGCGAAAAAATCACCCTCGATACCCCCGAAGTGATTTGCACCAACAAGCTAACCACCGGCTCTATCGAGGTGCAAAAAGGCGGCACGATGAGCGGCACCATAGAACACACCGGCAAATTCACCTCGAACGGCGTACAGGTTGATAAACATGGGCATGGCGGCGTTAAAGGCGGCGGTGAATGGACGGAGGGAACGAAATGACGGCGCGTTATTCAGGCATGAGCCGAGACGACGGCCAGCAGCTTGATGACCTCGCCCATATTCGCCAAAGCGTGCGCGATATTCTAATCACGCCGGTCGGCACGCGGGTCATGCGTCGTGAGTATGGTTCGCTCCTGTCTGCCCTGATTGACCAACCGCAGAACGCCGCGCTCAACCTACAAATTATGGCCGCCTGTTACATGGCGATTTTGAAATGGGAGCCCCGCGTTAGGCTCACGGCCATCATGTTCGATAACCGGTTTAACGGCGAAATGTTTGTCGATATTACCGGCACGTTGACTGACACCGGCGGCATCTTCTCCCTTAACGTACCTGTGAGTTAATCCATGGCAACCATTGACCTGAGCCAGCTCCCCGCGCCCGATGTGGTTGAGGAGCTGGACTACGAAAGCATTTTAGCCGAGCGCAAAGCGACGGTGTTGTCGCTGTGTGACGAAAGCCAGCGCGAGGCGGTAGCGCGCACCTTACAGCTCGAATCGGAACCGCTCACCAAGTTGCTCGAAGAAAGCGCTTACCGTGAGGTGATGTGGCGTCAACGGGTGAACGAAGCCGCTCGGGCGAACATGCTGGCCTATGCCACCGGCGGCGATCTGGATAACCTCGGCGCGAACTATAACGTTGAGCGTCTGGTCATTACGCCCGCCGATACCACCGCTATTCCCCCTCTGGCCGCCGTGCTGGAATCCGACAACGATTTTCGGGTGCGTATTCAGCAAGCCTTTGAGGGCTTAAGCGTGGCCGGTTCAGTGGGCGCATATCAATTCCATGGCCGCAGTGCCGACGGTCGGGTGGCCGATGTATCGGTCATTAGCCCAACACCGGCGTGCGTGACGGTCTCGGTGCTCTCGCGTGAGGGGAGCGGCGCGGCCAGCGATGAGTTGATCCAGAGAGTAAACCTCGCGCTCAACGCCGAAGACGTGCGCCCCGTTGCTGACCGTGTGACGGTGCAAAGTGCTGAGATTGTGCCGTATCAGATTGTGGCCGAGCTCTATCTCTATCCGGGGCCGGAAGTGGAGCCGGTACGCGAAGCCGCTGAGGCCAAACTGAAAACCTACATCACCGCTCAGCACCGCCTCGGGCGTGACATTCGCAAATCTGCCATCTATGCCGCGCTGCATGTGGAAGGTGTGCAGCGCGTTGAGCTCGCGCAGCCGGTGGCCGATATCGTGCTCGATGAGACTCAGGCGTCCTATTGCTCTGATTATGCGATCACCATTGGGGGTGCGGATGAGTGATAACCGCCTGTTACCGGTTGGCTCCTCGCCGCTGGAGGTGGCCGCCGCGATTGCCTGCGCCGAGATAGAGCGAACTCCGATACCGTTGCGCCAGCTCTGGAACCCGAAAACCTGCCCGGTAAACCTGTTGCCCTATCTGGCGTGGGCGTTCTCGGTTGACCGCTGGGACGCCACATGGCCGGAAGAAACCAAGCGCGACGTGATTGCTGCAGCGTATTACATCCACAGCCGCAAAGGTACCTTAAGCGCCGTGCGTCGTGTCGTTGAGCCGCTGGGCTATGTGATTAACGTCAATGAGTGGTGGGAGACCAATGACCCACCCGGCACCTTTCGGATTGATATTGGCGTGTTGGAAAGTGGTATCACCGAGGAAATGTACCTCGAGATGGAGCGACTCATCGCAGACGCAAAGCCCGCCAGTCGCCACCTTATCGGACTGACCATTATTCAAGATATCGCCGGTTATGCCTACACCGGCGTCGCCCTGTATGACGGCGACATTATTACCGTTTACCCTGACCTAGAGAGCTAACCCGATGGCACAAAAATATAAGGCGGTACTGACCAAAATCGGCGCGGCCAAGATTGCCGCCGCCACCGCTGGCGGGACAAAAATCAACCTCACCCAGATGGCCGTCGGTGACGGCGGCGGCACCTTGCCCACGCCAGACCCGGCACAAACCAAGCTGATTGCCGAGAAGCACCGCGCCGCGCTCAATAAAGTGATCGTCGACCCGAAGCACAAAAACTATTTAGTGGCCGAGTTGGTTATCCCGCCGGAGATTGGCGGCTTTTGGATGCGTGAGCTCGGTCTCTATGACGAAGTCGGCGCGCTGATTGCAGTCAGTAACATGGCCGAGAGTTACAAGCCGCTGTTATCCGAGGGCTCAGGCCGTGCGCAGACCCTGCGCATGGTGGTGATTGTCAGCGATATGGACACGGT